TGTTGTCCGTGTACTTGGTAACGGACTTGAGGACGGCACGGAGCGCCGCCGGAATGACTGCGATAATCGTCCCGGAATAGCTCGAGAGGCTCGTCCCGCAAATGTTTGTACGCATTTGCGAGCTCGCCCAGCCGCCGGAGTTCGTTCGACTGCTGTTCATGGAGAAATAGCCGGTTGTCGAAACGTTCGAGTTATAGGAGCTGTCGCAGAGGCAAACGTCCGTACCGCCGGTTAGGGCGGTCTTTGCAAGTTGGAAATGGATACGGTTTGTACCCTCGACGCTTGCGTTATGGTTAAAGCCGATAATGAAAGCGTAGGTCGTGACATTCGAGAGCGAGAGCTTTCCGACTGTACCGTTAAGCGTGACCGCCTTTCGGTCGCCGATGCTCCAATAGTTCGCGCCCTGTCCCGCGTCGGAAACGGACTTGATAACGCTCCACTCGTTATTGTTGAGCGTAGAGCTCACGAAAGAGAGCGTCAGCGAGTAGGAGGTCGTGCCGGAAACGACATTGACGGAGCCGCTCGTCGTCTGCCCGTTCTTTGTTGCCGTGACCGTGTACGCCCCCGTCTCCGTGACGGTGAAAACCGCCGTCCCGTTGCTCGTCTTTGTGGCGATTGTCGTCCCGCCCTTTTTCAGCGTGACGGATGCGCCGGAGTCTACGTTGACGGTAATCGTCGCGGAAAAGAACGTCAGCGCGACCGCGTAGCTATCGACGACAGAGACGCTTTTCGTATCGGACGTTTGCCCGTTGAGCGCGGCCTTGACACTCCATGTACCGGCCTCCGGCAAGGAGAGGACGCACGAGCCGCCCGCCGCCGTGCCGTTTACCGTTTTCGAGCCCTTTGTCGCTGTGACCGCCGCGCCGCTGGTAACGGATACCACGAGGGAGAGTTCGACTCCGGGCTTGTTGACTGCGTTTGTTCTACCAATCATTTTTAACTCACCGCCTTAATACAAGTAATGCTCTGCACCGTGATAGCCGCCGTCGGCTTTGTCGCGGCGTAGATTTTGACTGTCCCGCTCCCGGAGAGAGCGACCGGCGCAAAGTTCCCGCTCGCGGCCTCCACCGCGCCGAACACGACCTCGGGGACGTAGCTTGCCGTCACGCCGGAGCAAGCGATAGAGGCGGCATACGGATACGCCGCGTATGTGCTGTCGCTCACCCATGCGGAGGCGGCGACGGACACGCCGGAGAAAATCTTTACCTCTGCGTATCCCGCGTGAGCGTGGGAGGCGTTGGCGAAGTCGCTCGCTTTCTTCCCGCTGTCTGTGAGGTTGCCGTTTGCATCGAGCCCGGCAAAGTGTCCCGCCGTGGCGCTCTTTACCTTGTCCGCCTTGTCCGTGTGGGTATGGCTCGCGGCGGCAAAGTCTCCCGGCTTTTTGCCGCTGTCGGTCAGATTGCCGGAGGAGTCCAGTCCGGCGAAGTTGCCCGCCGTCGGGGAGGATACCTTGTCGGCCTTGCCTGTGTGGGTATGATTTGCGGCGGCAAAATCGCTCGGCTTTTTGCCGGAGTCGGTCGGATTGCCATTTGCATCGAGCCCGGCAAAGTTGCCCGCCGTCGGAGAGGCGACTTTCTCCGCCTTGTCCTCGTTGAGCTTTTTAATGTTTTCCTGCATAGCGGTCTGGTCTGCCGCCGTGAAATATCGGGCGATAACGTCGCCCGCCGACCACGCGCGGGCGGTCGTGCCGTTCTGCGCTCGCGTGACCGTGAGCACGTTCCCGCTCTTGGCGGTCATAAGCACCGTTTCCGCCGTGGAGCCGTCCGCTCCAATCGTGAGCAAGTTCGGAGCCTCCGGCAATACGGAGCCGTCAACGACGTTTACGGTCGTACCCGCCGCCGTCAGCGCGCCGGAGAGCGAAGTCTCCGGGGAGTTAGCTTGCGCCGGGTACATTTTCACTAATTCGGACATTTTCTTTCCTCCTTTTAGTAGTCCCCGCCGCCGCGAGAATTACAGAATGTTTGAGCGAATACCGCGCCCACGATACGGCTCATGTTGTCGGGGAGTATCTCTATCGAGTGCCACGAGTTACGGCGGATTTTGCCGTTCGAGTCCGTGGCGAGATATTCCACAATGTCGATATTGCTATACGAGGACGGCGCGGGTATCTCTTTGCCGTCTACCTTGATAGTCGCTTTCGAGGCGCGTTGCCCCTCGTATATGCCGAACTCGATAGCGTGGGTGTGGTCTTTTACGGTGTGGGTATGGTCTTTCACCGTATGCGTATGTGCGCTTACCCGGTGCGTATGGTCGTACACCTCGTGGGTATGTGCGGAAATCCTGTGCGTGTGCGACGGGTGAGTATGCGCGCCCGACCAAATAAATGTTTCGTAACCGTCAACGGTTTTTCCGTCGCTGGTCGTTGCGAGGCGGGCGTGTTGAGAAATGCCGTGGTTATGCACGGCCTGTCCGTTCGTCTCGCTCGGGAGCACGTTCGAGGACTCGAGCGCCGTTCCGCCGGAGGTCTGCCCGCCGCCGGAGGAGGTCGTAGAGCCACCGCCGGAGCTTGTCGTCTGCCCACCGCCGGAGCTTGTCGTCTGCCCGCCGCCGGAGGAGGTCGTTTGCCCGCCGCCGCCGCCGATAGCTTTCTCATACGCCCGGAACGCCTCGAACTCGACATTGAGGAGCATTTTGTTAATGCGTACCACCGAGTCGGAGATATAGAGTTGCAGTTTCGCCGGGTGCGTCGCGTCGGCGTTATCGGAGAAATTATAGATTTGCTGGTTGGTCGCGCCCTGTGCGTATGTCTCGCCGATAAGGGCGCGGCTCTGCAAGTCTGAAATGCTCCCGGCTATATCCTGCGTCTTGTTGGCAATCGTCACCGTGACATTTCCCGGGTCGCCCTCTGCATCCGATTTCTCCACGCGGACGATACGGGTACGGAGGTTAATCCCGTCGGCCTCGTCCACAACGCGGACGATTTCGCCCGGGCGGAACTTGGAAAACTTATCGCCGGTCAGACGGTGGAGGTCGATAGCCCCGATTTCATAGCTCACATACGGCTCCTTGAGCCCGGCGAGTATCTGCTCGGCGTATGCCTTGAGATTTTCCGCCACCTGATACCGCGCGTCTACAAGGATAGTCGAGCACAAGCCGTATCGCTCAATGCTCAAAGTGTCCTCGACGTATGGAACGCCGCCGTTTACCGACTCTATCGTGAGTTGGTTTACGCCCTCGCCATAGCCCAGCGCATAGACGCGGTTTGCGATACTCGTCGCGTCCGTCGTCTTTTTGATGTTCGTCATGTTCTTAGCGTATCGGATTTCGCTCTTGAGCGTGTCGGTCGGCACGGTGAGGGAGAGCGTCCACGGATAGACAGTCGTATCCCACGACCAAAGGTATTCACCGTCGAAGCACTCCGGCACGGCGAAAAGCGCCGCGAGGAGCGTCGAGTTTTCCCAATTATATTCAAAATAGCGTTTGAAATCGCAGTCGCCGAGCTTCCAGTTTTGCCGGGTCTGCCGGGCGAGAATGTAATTGAGAACGTCGGCGGTCTTTACGCCGGAGCCGCCGCATTGATGATACTGAAAGAGAACGTCGGAGAGGAGCGTAGCGAGGACGTGCTCGCAGTTGTAATAGCGGGTCGCGCCGTTGCTCCGCTCTAAATCCTCCCCGATGATGCGGAAAAGGTCGATACGCTCGTCGCCGTCGAAAATCTCGACATAGTTCAGCGGCGAACAATAGGCGTTTTTCGGGTCGTCCGCCGGGAGCGTAAAAGTCGCCGTCCATAGGGAGTTAGTCTCGAGGCCGTAGCCGACGGCGATGGCGTTGTCGAGATAGGCGAGCCGCTTCATATCGCGGTTGAAAATCTGCGGCTTTGCCATTATAACCACCTATCTTTCCACAAGATTTTAACGTCGGCGGTCGTGCCGCCCTCGACGATAATATCGTTCTCGCCCGGTTGGAGCTTGAAAAATGCGCTATCGTCGCTCACGCGGTCGATGATGTTCGCGCCGTTGAGCGTTACGGTCATGTGCTCCGTGTCGATAACGAGCTCGTCCCCGGCGACCATATTCACGCCCTCAATTACCATAGTGACGGAGCCGTAGGTAGAAACGCCCGTACCGCTCGCCGTTGCTACGGCCTCCGCAAACGCGGAGAAAAAGAGAGTGCGGATATAGTCGCCGACGCTCCCGGCCTCCGCCTCCGCAAGCGCGGAGGGGAGGAGGACGCGGACGAACACGCCGGACGCGGTAGCGACCGCCGCCGCCGAGCCGTCGAGGTATCGAATGATTTTCAGCGTCGCCGAGGTATCCGTCTCCGCGTTCGCCGTGGCGAGCCACTCGAACACAATAGACGTTGTTCGGTTGTACGCCGTCTTATTGTACGGAGTGCGGTTATACATTTGCTCGCCTCCTCGTTATGCCAAAGTGCAAACGATAGCTCCCGCCGATACCGTTATAGCGTCGCCGTTGAGTACGTTCTTGCTCCGGGTAAAGGAGCCGTACCAAAGCAAATTACCCGCCGTCAGCGCGTCGTAGATGCCCCAATAGGCCACCGTGCCGAGGTCTGCCGTCAGAGTGCCGAAATCGACGGCGGCGGAGTTGGATACCTGTTCTTTGCCGGAGACGAGGGACGGCGCGCTAAAGTTGATAATCTTTCTCGCGTATCCGCCGCCGGATACCTCCGTACCCGTGCCGCTCGCCGTCGGGTCGGTGAGGAAAAGGGCGAGGTAGTACGTCCCGCTCCGCAAGGACGTGTTCAAGAGGGTAGATGCGTGTACGTTGGATAATGCGCTCATAGTAAAAAACCTCCTAATTTTTAATTGACCTTGAGCCGTGTAATCGTCAGCGTTTGGATATTGCCGCGCGCCGTGATGTAGATTAAGCCGTCCGTCTCCTGCGTCCCGTGGACGTTGACGGCCTCCGTGTGAGGCAGAGAGACGGATTTTACGTCCTGTTGATTGTAGCGCAAGGACTCGGCGAACGGTTTACAGAGAAAGCGTACCTCGCACGTTCCCGTAACGGCGATTTGCTCGATAGAGATACCGCCGACGACCTTTGCGGAGTACGCCTTTTCCGGCTCGTCGTCAAAGACGAGCAAGCCCTCGCCGGAGAGCCATTCCGCCACGGCGCGCGCTCGCGTCCTCACGCCCGCGTAGTGGTAGCCCTCGCCGACGAAAGCGACGGTACATACGATTTCGCGGTTTTCGTAACCGTCCTCAATGTCGTATGTGCCGCTCTTGCCGGGTATCGTGTATTGCGTTACCCGTTTCGCGGGGAGGAGCGTTCGGTCGGTGGATTTGAACACGACTCCCATATCCCCGCTATGCTTGTTATTGAAAATAAAACCCATGCTCACGCCATAGATACCCCCTTGCTCCGCGTTTTCGATTTCTGCATATTGTAGAGCTCGCGGGCGATTTTCTTTACGTCCGCCTCCTCACGGACGGCGAGCTCCGCGATATGAAAGTGATTTACGACGTTTGTATCTCCGCCGCCGGATGCCGCCGCACCGCCGCCGCGCCCGGTCAAATCCGCCGGTACGGATGCGGAGACGGCCTCGACGGTCGCTTTTGCAGAAAAGCCCGTCTCGATTTCTCCGATTTGGTTTGCGAGGCGGGCGTTTACCGCCGCGAGCCCGGAGTCTACCTCGTCGAGCATCTGCTCGCTCATGCCGCCGATAGCGTTTACCGCCTTTTTGCCGTCCTTGTCCACGGCTCCGGCGAGTCCCTCGACGAGCATTTCGCCTACCCATGCCATTTGTGTACTCGGGGAGTGGATGCCGAAAAAGTCCGTAATGCCGTCCCAAATGGAGGAAATCCACCCGGACACTTTATCCCAAAGCCACCCGGCGAGCGACTGTATGCCTTGCCACAAGCCCCGGACGAGGTTTGCGCCGACCTCCGCGACCTGCGACACGCCCTCGCCGAGCGCGTTCACGATGCCGGTAATAATCTGCGGCATAGCGCGGACGATTTCGGCGATAATCTGCGGGAGGTTGGTAATGAGGGCGGTCAAGAGCTTTACGCCCGTCTCGATGATTTTCGGGATATTGTTCACGAGGGCGTTAATTACCGCCGTGATGATTTGCGGGAGCGCCTGTACTATCGTCAAAATGATTTGCGGTAGGTTGGTAATAAGCGCCGTCAAGAGCTTTACGCCCGCCTCTACGATTTCCGGCAAATGGTCGAGGAGCGTCGTAATCGTGCTCTCGATGATTTGCGGCAATACCTCGCATATCGTCGTAATGATTTCCGGGAGGTTTTCCACAAGGGCGGTCAAAAGTTCGACTCCCGTCTCGATGATTTGAGGGATAGCGTCGAGGAGCGTCGTCACGAGGCTTTCGATAAGCTCCGGCAAAGCCTCGAGGAGCACGGGGATAGCCTCGAGAACGCCCTCCGCGAGCCCCTGTACGAGTTGGAGCGCCGCGTCGATAAGCAAGGGGATATTCTCGATAAGCGTGGAGACGATTGTCGTTACCGTCTCCACCGCCGCCGGAATGAGCGTCGGGAGCGCCGCCGCGATGCCCTGTACGAGCGTCGTTATGAACTGCGCCGCCGCCTCAACGACGAGCGGCAAAGCCTCGATAATGCCTTGTACGAGCGTTGTCACGAGCGAGGCCGCCGTGCTCATAAGCTCCGGGAGCACCGACGTAAACCCGCTCAAAAGAGCCTCGAAAAGACTTACGCCCATTTCGAGGAGCTCCGGCAAGAGCGGAGCGATAGCGTCGAGGATGCCCTCTAATGCGTTCGGGACGGTCTTTGCGAGGTTTCTAATGACCGGCGTAACATTCTTGACGACGGAACTAAAGGAGTTCACGACGTTATCGCATAGCTTGTCTATGTCTGCGTCTGCGTCGCCGAGGCCGGTAATCAGATTTTGAAACGAGGATTTCAGCATACCGATAGAGCCGGAGATAGTCGCCTCCGCCTCTTTCGCCGTCGTCCCCGTAATGTCCATTTCCGTCTGGATAACGTGAATAGCGTCGATAATGTCCGAGTAGCTCGAAATATCGTACTTTACGCCGGAGAGCTTCTCCGCGTCCTCGAGGAGCCTTTGCATTTCCTCTTTCGTACCGCCGTACCCGAGCTTGAGGTTATCGAGCATTGTATAGTTCTGCTTTGCAAAGCCGGAGTATGCGTTCTGAATGGAGGCCATGTCCGAGCCCATTTTGTTAGCGTTGTCGGACATATCCGTAATTGCCATGTTCGCATACTCGGCGGCCTTCTCCGTGTCTCCGCCGAGGGAGGAAATAAGGCTCGCAGAAAAGCCCGTCACGGTTTCCATGTACTCGTTAGCGGAAAGCCCGGCGGTCTTGTATGCGTCGGTCGCGTACTCCATGACTTTCCCGGAGCTATCCTTAAAGAGCGTCTCAACGCCGCCGACTAACTGCTCATAATCGGCGTATGCGCTGATAACCTCCGCCCCGAGCTTGACCGCCGCCGCCGCGAGTGCCGCCGTTGCCGCCGCCGCCGCAGTTCCGAGAGCGGTCGCGGCGGTCTTTACCTTGTCGAACTTCTTTCCGGCCTCCTCGGAGTCCTCTCCGGCCTTTTTGACCTCTTTCCCGTATTCGTCGATAGACTCGGCGCACCCGTCGGAGGATTTCGCGGCCTCGTCCATATAGGAGGCGTTTTTATCGAGTTCCGAGCCGAGCTTGTTTAGCTCCGTCTCGGCGCTATTTACCTGTGTTTGATAGGAATTGACGGAGCGAGTCGTAGACTCGTACCCTTTTTCAGCCGCCGCGAGCTCGCTCTTTGCCTTTTCGAGCTCCGCCGTGAGTTTGGCTTGCTCCTCGGTCGTATCGCCTGTCTCGTCGCCGAGAGCGGCGAGAGCGGCCTCACAGCGCGAAATCTCGGATTGCGCGGAGGAGACTTTTTCGGCGTAGTCCGATTGAGCTTTTTTCGCTTTCTCGAGCTGTTCCGCCGCCGCCTTGACCTTTTCTTTCTGCTGGTCGTACATACGGGAGAGTACGTCACCCTTGGCGCTCAACGCCGCGTAGCTGTTCGCCTGTCCCGCGTATTGACTCTCGACGAGCTTCAATTCCGATTTGAGCGTCCCGAGGGCGGAGTTAATATTCTTGAGCGACTCTTTGTATTCTTTTTCCCCGTCGATAGCGACTTTCGTTTTTATCTCACGGTTTGCCATTACACGCCCTCCTCGCCCCTGTTTTTACCGTGTGCGGATAGATAGAGCTCCCAAAGGTCGAAAACCTCTCCGGGAGCCATAAAAAGAGCCTCCCCGGGGGAGACTCCGCAAAGAACGGCGATACGGTAATAGTCCGCCCGCCTTATCTTGTTTTTTTTTGATTAAGTTCCGCGAGCCCCTCGTCGATTTCGTCGCCGGGGGTCGTGACCTCTCGACCATAGCCGAGCTCGATAGCTGTCATAATCGCGCGCTTGAGCTCCACGATTTCAAACGGCCTCACCGCGAGGAGAAAATCGTCCTTTTCCGGGATAGCGCCGGAGTCATACCCGAGCCGCCGCCGGAGGAGCTCGCCGCGTTCTGCCAGTAGCGCCGCGATAGCGCACGTCGCCGCGAAGCCCTCGCGGTTATCCGGCTCTATCGCCTCGAGCGCGAGTTGTGTCCCGCCGTAAATGTCACGAAGCGCGAACATAGCCTCGCCGTCGAAAACGAGGTAATACGTCACGCCCGCGACCGTCATTTTTGCCGCTTTCATGCCTTTGCCCTCCAATTACCAAAGCGGGAGGCGAGCCGTTCTCGCTCGCCTCCCGTCGTGTGTAGATATTAGCCCGTGCTCTTGCCGAGCTTGGTATCGCACCACGCGATACACTCGCTCTCCGAGGTAAACTCTTTCGTGATGCGCCATGCGCCGGAATTGCAACGGAACACGGTAAAGGTCGTCGCGCTCGTGCCGAACGTGATAGAGGAGCCTTTCGTCGCCGCGCTGTCGTTGCCGAGAATAGCCTTAACGAGCGGATGAAACACGCCCTTGAAATAGCGTACCCCGTTGCGGATAATGACCTTGTAATAGCAGAGGCCACCGCGAGGGGCTACGTCTCCGTCGGAGTCCGTGACCTCGCTCGACTGCGTATCCTTGGTCGCGCCGTGAATGGCGGCGTGTACCTCGTCCGTCTTGTCGTCCGTTTCCAGCGCAAGAGAGCCGGAGGCGAACATATCGACCTTTTCGGCGAGCGCGTCGTCGGCGTAGAGCTCGCCGGAGGCGTTCGTAACGGTGAGGTCGGCCTTAACGAGCTTACCCACGGTTACGACTTTCTCGTAGTCGTAGGTCGGGAGCGCATTGTCCGGCGTGGTTTTCGTCGGGGCGAAGATAGGTCGCTTTGCGCCAAACTGTGCCATAATAAAACCTCCTAAAAGTTTTTCGATTTGAGAAAGCCGTCGTACACCCGAGCCGCCGCGTCGGTTGCCGGGTCTGCCGCTTTCTCGTTTGCCGTCTGGATGAATGGGCGGGCGGGCTGTCCCTGTTTACCGAACTCGTCCACAAAAGCGACCTCGGCGGCGCGGCGCTTGTTGCCGTGTCGCCGAGTGCCTTTCGGGTAAACGTAGATAGCTCGTCCGTCCGATGTTTTCTTGAGCTTTTTATCGTAGGAAATGCTTTGCGCCGTCTCGCCGGTGCTGTACTTGCCCGAGAGCATGGCGCGCGCCTCGGCCTCCTGCGCCGGGGCGATAACTTCCGCCTCCGCGACGAGCATTTCGAGCACTACCTCGTCGGGGATTTCTGCGATAGCGTCAAAACCGCCGATAAGCTCCTCGAGCCCGCTCGTGGATAGATTAGCCATCGTCAACGCCTCCCGCGATTTCGCACTCAAAGGCGTAATGCTGTCCGTGCTCGTCAGAGGCCGGAGTCACCGTCGGGCGCGTGAAGCCCGCCGCCACGAGCCGCCGGGAGATTTCCCGCCGGTATGCGCGGGTATTTTTCTCGAGCGGCGCGTATAGGTGGACTTGCACGAGATAGCGGTAATGCTCCGCGTCGTCGTCGGCGAAGTCTGCCGGGAGCTCGGTATAGTTGAAAACGATATACTCGGTCGCCGCGCCTTTATACACGCCGTCGGCGGTCGGGAGGAGGCTATCGAGCGTATCCACCAAAAGGGCGTTCACGTTCATTCGCTCGCCTCCCTAAACTCGGAGCAATTAAGCTCGTAGTATTCCCGCGCCTCCGTGTATGCGCGCTCGACCTTGTACTCTTTGCCCTCAAAGGAGAGCCGCTCTTGACCGTTGTAGTCGGCGGCGCGGACTTTCACCGTCAGCGCGAGCGAGATACCCGCTTGCCGGGCGGCGTAGAACTCGCTCCGCTTGGTGCTGGACACGTCAGCGAAAACGGTCGTCTCTGTGATTTTCTCTTTCGGATACCCGTCCGCGTCTCGCCCCTCCGTAACGGCCTTGAGCGTCACAACGTCGCGCCAGTACATGAGCTATCCCTCCTCCGCCGCGATATAGGAGTCCGAGAGCGTGAGGCCGTTCCGCTGTTCCTTGTACGAGGCGCGGAGCCTGTCCGCGTCCTCGTTATCGAGCCCGAACTCGGCCTTGACGTAGGTCGTCACCGCCTTTTTGATAAGCGGGTCGCTCTCGTCGTTCGCTTTCTCCTCAAGAACGCCGCCGAGCACGAGGTCGGCTCGGGCGGCGTTAATGAGGTCGGTCAATTCCCCGTCGTGGACGGTGGAGGAGAGTCTCACGCTATGGCGGACGGGGGCGAGATATTCGTCACCGACTGCCATTTCGAGCCCTCCTCATTAGGCCGTAGCCTTGGCAAGATGCACGAACGCGCCGAAGCCCGCGACCGGCTTAGAGTCGAACACGCAAGCGCCGAGGTAGTCGATGCTGTTCGTAGCGAGGCCGGAGTGCTCGGAGCGGACGACGGTAATATCCTGCGAATAGTTGCCGATGATATAGGAGAAGTCGCCGAGATACGCCTCATGTGCGGCGAGAGAGCCGGTAAAGTAGACCTCTGCGCCCATGATGTAATACTTGCCGTTTGCGAACTCGATAACATTGTTCTTGCTCTTGTTCATCAGCGGGAAGAAGTCAGAGAAGAACGTCGCCTTGTTCATGCACCAAACGGCGTTACGCTCGTAGCCGTCGCCCAGCAGACCGTAAAGCGCGATAACATTCGCCTCGGTGAGAGAGGCCGTCTTTGCTACGGTAATCTGGTCGGTGTCGTCGGTGTACGCGCCGCTCGCGCCCTTACCGGCGGTCTTAACGCCGCCGGGCTGGTTGGAGCCCGTGCCGGTGAAAATGTACTTTTCAATGCGGCGGGCGACGCTCTCGGCGATAACCTCGACGATATAGCTCTCGAACGCGGAAAGCGCCATTTCGGAGCAAGCGCGGGAGGCTTTGACGAGCTTCACGATTTCGTAGCCGGTCAGAGAGACGGAGCCGAGGGAGTCGCTCGCGGCGGTAATGGCGGCGTTCTCGGTGTGGAGAGCGGCCTCGTCGTTCGTACCCTCGATTGCGAACTTGAAATTGCCGGGGACGTGGAAAATCTTGCATCTCTGCAAAATCGGCGCGACCTCGTACATTTTCTTGATAATCTGGTTAGCGGTCGTCTCCGGGATAATGGGGAGGCCGGAGCCGGACGCGGTAGAATAAGCGCGCTTTTCGTCGTCGGTCAGCGGCTTACCCTGCAAGGTCTTGAGCCATGCAGAACGATAGAGCACGTCGGAGTTCTCCGGCGCGGGCTGGTTGGCGGAACGGGCGACGGGATTAGCGAGGCCAGCGGGAGAGGCCGGAGCCGCGCCGCCGTTGAGCATACGCTCGATAGCCTGTCTCTTTTCGAGCTTCTCGTCCTCCTCGTTGAGCTCGCGGAGCTCTTTCTCGAGGTCGTCCATGTTGAGCTTGTTCTCGGTATCGCCCTCAATGAGCTTACGGATTTCAGCTTTGCGGGCGGCGATTTCTGCGCGTCTCTTTTCGATGTTCATAATTTACCTCCAAAAAATGATAGTCGTTGTGTGGGTGGTTAGTATGTCAAAGCTACGAGTTTCTTCCGTCTCCGGGCTTGCTCCAAAGCCGCAAGCTCTTTCGAGTGCTCCTCCTCGAAAAAGCTCCGAGCCGAAATAGACGTGTCATTATAGGCGGGAATGTCCACCGCCGACACGTCGTATAGCTTCTTGACCTTTGTGATAGTGCGGGTATGGGTAACGGAGTCGTATTTCGCCTCGCGCACCGTGAAAGAAAAGGACATTTTATCGACGTACCCGCCGTCGATTTCCTCGTAAAGCTCGCGCCCGGCGGTCGTGCCGCCGAGGTCTGCCTCGATGTTTACGCCGCGCTCGTCGATATTGAGGGCGAGCGTTTTGTTACGGAGACGGGCGACGACCTTTCCGCCGTGGTTGTAGTTGAAAATCACGTCGGACATATCGCACTCGTCGAAAGCGTGACGGTCGATAATTTCCTTGTACTCCACGCCGTCGCACTCCCATAGCACCGTGGGCGTATTGAATACGATAGCCGTACCGCGTACCCTGTACTCCGGCGAGTTCTCCTCCCGGGGGACGAGGCTAAAGTCCTGCAAAGCGCGATATTCGCGCCCCTGTTTGATAGCCATAGCGTTAAACCTCCTCTTTGCCCGTCGGCTCCCCGGGCGGCGTAGTGTCGTCCGGCGGGGTATTGCCTCCGCCGCCGTCCGTGCCGGTTTGATATTTGTCCGCGAGTTTCGCATTTACCATGTTGAGGGTCTGCACCCGGCGCGCGCCCTCCTCGCCGCCGATAGTCGGCATATCGAACATAGTCAAGATTTGGTCGAGCGTCGCCGCGCCGATTTCCGTCAAGAACTTTGCCGCCGTGACCTTTTCCGGGAGCGTCGCAAACTGGACGGAGTTCGCGGAAAAGACGATACGGTTTCCGTACCCGAACTCTCGCTCGGTAAAGAGCACGTTCGAGAACGCTTGCGAGAGGCGGCGAAAAAACGGGGCGATTTCGCCGCTATAAAAAGCCTGTTCCTGTTGCGGAGTCGCGGTATTCTCGACGATTTCTTTCGACACGCCGAGATAGTCGTAAATCTCCTCTTTGACGTATGCGAGTTGTGTCGCCGGGATAGGAGTCGTCTTGTCCGTGATAGGCGTATAGTCGTATTTCGCGTCCGTGACGATAACGCCCGCTCCGTTGTTCTCCATGCGGAGATTGTCCCGGATAAAGTCGTCGCGGCGGCGGTTTAAGTCCTCCGTCTTGACGGCGTTCGAGACTTTCAGAATACCCCGGATAACCGCGACGAGCTCGGCGAACTTGCTCATGCTCTGATTGAGCGTGTTCGCAGTCTTGAGCGCGGTATCGAGAGGCTTGTTGCCGTCGCCGAAAATATCGTGCTCGAGGAAATGCCGCCGGACGTGGATAACTCGGGAATATTCGCAAATGTACGTTGCGCCGGTCGCAAAGGTGAAGCGGCAATAGAGCGTACCCATGTACTCGAGGAGCTCGAAATACTGCGCATTGATAGGATAGATAGCCGTCAAACGGCCTGTTTCATCAAAAACCGGGTACGCAATCGCGTTGTTGTAAACCTTGTATTGCGCGGCGAGCTTGTAATAAAAGTCCGCCGCCGTCATGTACGGATTAGGCCGGAACTGCAAAATGCGGTCGATATAGTCGTTTACCGCGACCGTCGTCTCCGCCGACTGCCGGACGTGGCGCGGCTGTGCGGTCGAAGCTCGGCGGGCGAAAGCGTCCACGGCGGAACGTACCGTGTTTATATCCCACATATTGCCGGAATACGGTACGAAAGTAGACTCCCACGAGCTCAAGAGCTTGTATGCGTGGAAATCCTTGTTTTTCTCGCTCTTGCCCCCGAAAATAGACTGAAAGAGCCCTCTCTTTGCCATTTTTTCACCCCACTAAATACATATAGTCCTCATAATCCCGCACATAGATAACCCACGCATTGAGGAGAGATACCATGCCGTCGATACGGCGCTTTTCGGAAATCTTGACGGGCTGAATGTTGTTGACTCCGCTTTTCTTAACGCCTGTATTCGTGAGGCACCAAAGCAAAACGGGATTTTTGTTGTAATTGACTTTCTTATCTGCGAGAGCCGCTCCGAGCTCCCTCATAGGTTGCGACCATGTAAAAGGCCCCTGTGCGACGGCGCACATATCGAAGCCGTTCGCTTTCATTTCGTCTACCCAATAACCGGCGAGAGCACGGTCGTACCCGATTTTGAAAGCGTCTATCTTGAGCTCGTCCCGCATTTGGCAGTACCACGCCGTCACCGCCGAATAATCGACGCGAGTACCCTCGCATATCGTGACGAGCCCCCGCTCCGCCCAAATCTTATAGGGCGCTTCTTGCGTGTTGTGCTCGTCGAGCTGGTCGATTTTCTTTTGAGGGAGGAAATAGTGCTGAAAAACGTACACGATTTCATCGTCGGACGAGCGCCGGATAATCAGCGTCGCGCACGTTAGGTCGGTCGTCGCGGAGAGGTCGCACCCGCCGATAGCGTAGGTGTTATAGACCTCCTCGGGCTTGAATGTGGCCTCGTTTACTGCGTCCTCGTAGGAGAGCCACGAGGCCGCGCCGGTCGCCTTGACGTTGAAATCCTTGCAGAGAACACCGGGCAAGTCCTCGGGATTTTTCTTTGCTCGCTCCACGAAGTCGGCAAGCGTGGTATATTGCTTTATCGTCCCGAGGCCGGGATTTGCCTTTATCCATGCCGTCGGGTCTGTCCACTCCTCGCGCTTGTCGAGCTCATAGAGCACGGGGAGGAAACGCTCGTCGGGAGTCTGCCCGTCGGCGACCTCGCAAGCGTAGCCGTAAAGGTTATCAAAAACGGACTCGCGCACCGTGCCGGACGTGGTAATCATAATCACGAGCGGCTGTCGGCGGCTCGAGGTCGATTGCTTCATAACCTCGTAGAGATTGCGGTCGCGTATCGCGTGGAGCTCGTCGATAATGACGGCGTGAGAGTTGAGGCCGTCGAGGGTGTTCGAGTCCGAAGCCAGCGCCTCAAACTTGGAGGCCGTCGCCGGAAAGTAAATGTCGTTGCGCCGCTTCTTGAGAATGGCGGAGAGCTCGGGGCTCTGCTTCACCATGTTTACGGCCTCGGTGAGCGTCTTTTTCGCTTGGTCTTTCTTGGTCGCTACGGAGTAAATCTCCGCCGCGCCCTCGTAGTCGGCGACGAGCATATAGAGCGCGAGCGCCGCGAGGAGCGTACTCTTGCCGTTCTTTCGACCAACAAGAAAGAGTGTCTCTCGAAAGCGCCGGTATCCCGTCGCCCTCTCGAGCCACCCGAAAAGGAGTTGTATATATGCTTTTTGGAAAAGCTCGAGCGTCAGAGACTCGCCGAGCGTTCCTTGAGATTGTTTGCAAAACCGCTCGACGAAGATAATCGGCCTCTCGCCGACGGCCTCGTCGAAGTAATACGGCGAGCTCTCGTCCGCCGCGTCCATTTCTGCCACGAGGCGACCGTAAACGGCCTTTACCCGTCGGCTCGTGACGATTTCGCCGGAGGAAATCCGCTCCCAATATTCCCGGACGTAGTTCACTACTTGCCCGACCGGGCGGCGGGCTTTGTGATAAAGCTCATAAGCTCGTCACCCGCCGATTTCTTTTCTTTCTCCGGGAGCAACGCGACGAGCTGGTTTGTGAGAGCGGAAAAGGATTTTATCGTCGTGTTGTAGGCACGGAGAGCCGGGGACTCCCGGCGGAGCTTTTGCGCCCCCTGTACGAAATCCTCTATCAAATCGCCGTTGTTGATTTCGTCGGCGAGGCGTTCCAGCGTGACGGAGGTCACGGCGAATTGATTGATAAGCCCCTCGGCAAACTGCCGCTTTTCGGGAGGCATTTCTCGGAAAAGCCGTTTAATTTTCTTCTTTTTCGCCTCGATTTTTTCAGAAATCGAAAGTTCGTCGTAGCTTTTTTTATTTGCCGCCATATAATGAGTAAACCTCCCTCCGCCCCGGTTTTACCCCCCCTCATGTGCGCGCCCGGGTCGGTTCTTCCGATGATTGAGGCGCGGTTACTTACCGGGTATCTATTTCGGCGCACCCCGGGGGGTATGTGGCGCTGTGATAATATTTCCGTCTGCATCGAAAGCGAGGCCGTCGGCAAGCGGCGGCGTTCCCTCGTGTATCAATGCGTGACACGTCCGGCAAACTGTCTCGAGGTTATCCTCGCCGAGCGCGATTGCCGGGTCGTCGATGTTCCTCGGCGTGAGCTCTATCTTGTGATGCACGATAACGCCGGGCTCGCCACAATGGACGCATAGCCCCGCGTCGCGCTTGAGAATATACGCTCGTGTGCGTCTCCATGCCGGAGACTCGTAAAACGCTTTTGCAAACTCTCTCATGCTCTCCGCCTCCGAATGGGTAAAGAGAACGCCCCGCACGGCCTCAAGCGTCCTCACGCATAAGCGCAAGGGCTCGACCATGTAGGGCGCACGGCGGCGAGGTTTCCCTCGACCTCTCTTTACGCCTCAATGATAGCACGGGGAAAATGCAAGTTTCCATACACCTTTTTTTCAATACATGAGAATAAGCGAGAAAGCGCCTTACATGGACGGCATAGCCCCCGCGCCGAAGTAGAGGAGAGCGAAGCGCACAAGAGCTTTGTTGCGCTGGTCGTAGATGGACGTAGGCGAGGCGTAGCATACGGCCTCGGCGATTTCTTCCTTGCTTTTGTGCTCGATGTACCAAAGCCGGAGGATACGCGCGTCGGCCTCGTCCATCTGCGCGAGCACGTCGTCGATTTCCTCGACCTTATCCCGGGTAACTTGGATTTCCCTCATAACCTCGGCGAGCTCGAGGCAGTCCGCGAGCGCGTCGTTTACAGATTTCGCACCCGTGTACGGCTTGGACATATCCGCCGACGGATACTCCGACGGCGCGCCGTATCGTAAAATGCGCTCCTTTTTCCGCTCGAGATTGCCTAAAGCCGTCTCGAGCAAGCCGCGAGCGCGGAGAGTTTTCTCCGCCGCCTCGAAATAGTTAATCATTAGCTCGCCCTCCTCGTGCGTTATCGTGGTTTAGGCGCGTTTCCCTCCGTGGCGGTATTCGCGTCCCTTGTTGTACTCATGTTTTGCCATGAGCACGGCCTCAACGTCCACGCCCATATAGGCGAGGTAATCGAGGATGCGGATAATCGCGTCGCAAAGCTCGACGGCGACTCCCTCCGGCTTGCAAGTGCCGGTTTTCTCGTCCTTGTCGCAAGCGCCCTCGAACTCGCACACCGCGCCCGGGATACCACAGCACCCGTAAATAGCCGGATTGCCGTCGCGCCACTCCTCGAGCGCCTCCGACACTTCCGAATGAATGAGCGCGGCGACCTCGGGAAAGCTCCGAGCCGTCTCCCACCATCCATGCGCGACCGCGTTTTCGTGGACTTCTTTCGCAAATTCGTTTACTGTCATTTTCGTTTCCTCCGTTTCGGTTTTATAAATACACCGTCCCGCCGGTAAAAGCGGGCGACGATATACTTTCCTCCGTTTACGTCGTTGTGCCATGCGCCAGCATCCGCGAGGAAATAGCCCGGATAGAGCCTTTCATACTCGGCGTTGTTGGTCGTGTCGCGGGCGAGCTCCTCGGCGCGCTTGCCGGAGATACGCCCGTCCCGTGTTTTTGGCTCCGGGTCGATAAGGTTTTTCGAGGCGTTCCATGCTCGAGCATAGAGCGGGCTCTTGACGATGTAGTGACCGAGCCCGGCAAGGCCGCTCTCCGTGAACTGCAAACGGCGGGAGTTTGCGTACCCGAGTCCCCATAGCTTTTCGAGCTCGTCTCTATCCATTCCGCCGGATAGCGTGACATGATGATGATAGCGCCCATTCTTGGAGCCCTTTTCCGTAACGGCTATGTACTTGAGCGGCGGGAGTCCTTGCTTTTTCCGCGCTCTCTGCACCCGACGGATGTAATTCCGTAAAAGGCGTTGCGCCTCTTCCGGGCTCTCCGGCTGTTGCTGATATGTCAAATGGATTTCGAGGTCGTCCGGCGTAAAGTTCGCGTGGAGGAGACGGACGAGCTTTTCCTCTCTATGCCGCTGATTGAGTTTCGCTTGAGCGGCGGAGGTCGGCTTGCTCCGCTTGCCTCTGCTCCGGCCTTGCCGATAGGTCGGGTAGATATATACGTCGAGATACTCACCGCAGTAATAGCGTTTCTCTCGGTAAACTGTTCTCATGTGATACCCTCCGACGAGAGCTCGTCTATGGTCGGTTTGTTAATATTCCATACGAGCCCGTAAAAACGCGCTTTGCGCTCGATTTTTTGTCCTTGCATACCGTCCCGGAGAGTGCTATAATAATAAAGGTATGAGTAATCGCTCGTCTTTTCCGGGACGAGTCCCCGCCGACGTTCTGCAAAGCGTCGGCGGTTTCTCTTTTTCTGTCCTGCATTGTCAATCCTCCGCGCGGCGGTAAAGTTCTACGAAGTCCGCCACGAAATCGAGGATAATCCGCTTTGCCTCATAATATATAATAGGTAGGAGCAAGAGCATGAACTCACCGCCGACGGCCTTATAGCCTCGCCACGCGAGCGCCGCGCTCAAGCCCTTTGTGAAAACGACCGCCGTCACGATAAGCACGGCGAGGAACTCCGCCGCCGCGAGGCGGCTTTTCTTTTTGCGTCTCATCTCTGCCTCCCGTAATTATGCGGAGCGGGCAATTATCGAGGCGCTCTTTCGACACTCTGATACCCCGCGTCGCGTAAAGCGTCCCGCGAGCCGTGCAAACGCCGTCGCTACCGCGTCCTCTATTTCCGCCCATGTTTTCGTAATATTTGCAATACGCACACGCCGTCGGGATTTTTTTCATTTGAGTTACGACGACGACTTTCTCGAGTAGCTCACTCATTTGTCCGCCTCCTCGTTCCATGCGATAGCCTTACCGCATTGACCGCAAAAGCGGTTTCGGTTTCCGTCCTCATTGTGGAGATATTCTCCGCTCCCGCAGTTCGGGCAAGCTAAAACGCCCTCGTCTCCGTCCGGGTACGGACTCTCTTTCATTTGCAGATAGAGGGCTCCTTGTGCCACGTTACACGCCGCCCGAGTGCGCGGCGTATCCTCGCAACGTTCACGGCGAGTCGCGTCCAGCACCATAAACGCGAGTTCCGGGGTCATTTTCTCTGACGGCTCACGGGAAAACTCTTTTCGCGTCGTGTATTTGCACGGATTTCCACAATTCCGCTTGTTGCACTCGGTATTTTTCTGCGGGTCGCACTCATATAATTTCGGAAAGTTCATTTTCGCCCTCCTCGTCCTCCGGGATAGGTGTAAAGCACTCGCAACGGAGGACGCGCTCTTTTTCGTCTGCGTGTATCGGGCTCGGGCGGCGGCTGTCCATGCGCTCTATACACGGGATGCAGTAATCGCCGTCTCTGCCCTTGCGCGGGTCGTGTACCTCTCGAATGTTGTCGCATTTCCGGCAATCGAACTCATACCGCCATTTCGGGAGGTTTGACTTTCTGCGTCTAACCATTCTCCGCCTCCTTGTGGCTT